CATATAGTCCCTCCAATTCCTTTTCAGCTAATTTAATTGCTTCTAATATGCTATATCCCTTTTCCATGTATTTCTTAGCCAGTTCGACTAATTCTTTGTATCTTGCTAATATCAAGCTATCACTCCCTTATAAATCTAATAGTACTTTAAAAATAGCCTCAAATATTGTAGTTGGTATGCTATTTCCAGCTTGTTTATATAATGCTCTTTTGCTATTCACTTTAGCTGCGTTATTATAATCTTCATCAGAATAGCCTTGTAATCTCCAGCACTCTCTATCTGTAAGAAATCTGTACTTATTATTTCCTAGATCAATAACTTGTGCTGGGCATCTATCTTGTCTTTCAGTAATGGTATAGGCAAAATCTTTTATAACAGTTGTTCTTTTTATCGTGCCTGCTTTACCTATACCTCTTAAAATGCTTGGTTGAGTTACTGTATACTCTTCACTAACTTCATCTTCTAAAAAGTCTGATAGTGGTCTTAATTGTTTTCTTTGTAGTTCCATGAAATTAAAATATGTTCCATCTAAACAACTTATAGTAAACACTCTATCTCTATTTTGAGGTAATCCAAAATCCATAGCATTTAATATTTCAAATGAATTTGTATAACCTAGTTTTTGCATTTCTTCCAAATATCGATTAAAGTTTTTTATCATATGCTTTGATAAAACATTTTTTACATTCTCCCAAATAACTACTCTAGGCTTCCATATCCCCATTTGCTTTATTATATTAATCGTTTCCCACATTAAGCTTGATTCTGTTCCACTTCCTTCATCTGCTCCTTGTTGTTTACCTGCAATACTAAAGCTCTGACAAGGTGAACCATGAATCAGTATATCTGGTTTAAGATTCCAGCCTCTTACATCTTGAGTTTTATATTCTAATTCATTTTTGAATATCTCATTATAGCTTCTAACAGCTTTTTCATCTATTTCTATGTAATCTATTGCTTTTACTGGTACTCCTAGATTTCTAAGTGCTACTCTAGGGCTTCCAATTCCTCCGAATAGCTCTAATATCTGTAACATGTTGTCACCTCCTAAAAGAATGTCAGTTTATTATATTTCACTTGAGCTCCAATCATTTTTGCTATTTCTATATTTTTATAACCTTCTGATTTCTTTATAATGATTTTTCTTATGTCATATATTTCGATTTCTATTTTTTTTTAGTACTTTTAATTAAATGTTCTAAATCAACTTTAGAAGTATAGTCATCTTTTTCATAAATCATAAGGTCTTTAAATGTTAAACCTTCTTCATCTTCAATATAATCATCTATTGAATTTTTGCACGTATATTCTACTTTTCTTTTTAAAGTTTTTTGTTTTGCTACATAGCAATTTATTTCACTTTTTATACAAATATAAGCATATGTACTAAATTTAGCACCTTTACTTGGATTAAATGTATTAATAGCTTTTGCTAATCCAATCATACCTTCTTCTATGTAGTTTTCTCTATCGCTTTCTGTAGTTTTTTCATAAGTAAATTCTTTGTTTATAACTGAATAAACTAATCCTAAATTTTCTTCTGCTAACTTGTTTTTTTCTTCTGTATTCAATTTCTTTATATCCTCCTATATAAAACTTAGTTGTTCATAATCAACTTGTTTTATTTCTTCCTGTTTAAAATTTTCTACTGGATCTAAATATTTTACCTTGCCACATTCATAACTGCATTTGTTATCGCAGTCTTTGCAGCATTGTCGTTTGCATATATTATTTAAATCCAGTTCTATATCACTTTCTATCTGTTCAAATAACATTAATTCTTTTACTGCATCCATTCTTGGGCATCCTAGAGTTGTTAGGTTTTCACATTCAAATTCCATTGTTATATACCTATTTTTTTATTTTCTCTATTCTCTTTTATTCTTTCAAGCTGTCTTTCAAGTTTATCGTCAATATCTTCTATAGCTGCTTCAAATATATCATCATCTAGTTCTGTTAATTGATTAAGCATAATCCAAACATCTGCTACTTCCTCTGCTACATGATATATAAGCCCAAGTACATCAGGATTGTCTCCTCTTTTCCATTTCATAATAGCTTGAATTAATTCAGAACATTCTTCTACTGTTTGGTCTAGTTGTTTTTCTAATCCATAATGATTAGCTATTTCTTTTATGGAACTTTCCTTAAATTCATCTATTTGTATCACTTTTTCACTCTCCTTTATATATTTAAATATCTTTTAATAACTTGTATAGCTTCTTCTGAGCCATTACATCTAACAGCTTTATATCCGTAACTATTTAGTTTTTCTAGCCATTCCTTTTGTTCTTTTGTCATGCTCTTTGTTTTATCTGCTTTTAATTCTATGAATAATCCTGCATATTTTTTATTAGGTACTAATAGTCCTAAATCTGGAAATCCTTTCGCCATACCCATTCTTTTTAATTCTGCTCCGTATCTAGCTGATCTCTTGCTTTCATTTGGGCAATGAAATATCATTTTAAGTTCTGGATATTTGCAAGATTGTAAGTTGCACCACTGGATTATCACCTTTTGTTCTTGTGCTTCTGTTACTCTTTGCTTACTTGTTTTATTTTTATCTGCTCTTTTGATTCCTTCCATTGCCGTGTTATCTGTGTAACCTTCTCCATTTTTATTTAGCTGATATCTCTCCATATTCCCTCCTATTTTGCTGTTCTATATGGCTCTAACATTGTTACTAATTTATGTACTAATATTTCTTTGTCTTTTGTTATTTTCGCCTCACTGTTTATCGCTGGTCCTCTTTTTTCTTCTGCACGATATTCTTCTCTACAAGTATTACTACAAAATCTTTGATTTGCTCTATTACTTGTATATTCTTTTCCACAATACTCGCATATTTTTTTATTAGCATTTTTTATAAAATTTATTTCCCATTCCTTTTTATACGGAACGCTTTGTCTTATAGCTGATGCTACAGCTCCAGCGTATATTTTCTTGCCATATACACCTGTAAGATACTTCGCTACTGCATTTTGGCCTGTAAATTCTAATACTTCTCCAGTTTTTATATTTTTCACTTCGATTATATTTTTTTCCATTACTATTCACCCCTTTTCTTTACTTCTTTTGTTTCTAGTGATTTCAAATAGACTTGCAACTCCTCAGGACTTAGTTTGTATTCTTTTACTTTGCTGCATTTTTTCTCGCTTTCGTAATTGCCCTTTAGGACTATCTCTCCTGGTTGAAAATAGTAAACTCCACCTTGATTATCTCTAGTTTTAACTTGCTTTACATTCAGATTTCTCACTGATGATTTTTCTTTTCTAGTGCATCCACATGATTTTGTGTTTCCAGATTTCAAGTTGTATTCTCTGACGGATACTGTATTTCCGCAGCTACACTTACATATCCATTTTCTTCTACCACTTGATTCTTGATCTAATTCTATTACTGTAAGTTTGCCAAATACTTGTTCAGTTAGGTCTGGAATTTCTCTAACAAGTCCCATTTCTTTTACATATTTTTTTATAGTATTTTTATTTCTATTTAACTCATAAGAGATGTTTAGTATGCTTAATCCTTTATTGTATAATCTCTTTATCTTTCTCTTTTCTATATCTGATAGTCTTTTTGCCATTTGATTATCCCCTTCTGGGGGCTTGTTTAAGCCCCTGTAGTTACTTCATAGTTTTTATATGCCCCAATAAACGTCCTTGAACTTCTGCAATGGTTTTTATTTCCTCATAAGTGCTATTTTTCTTGCATTTTTCTAGTTCTAAAACAATTAGTAATTCTATTTCCTTTGGTGTTTTGCCATAAAATCCTAACTCTTTTATAAGTTTTATGGTTTTTTCGTTGTAATTTTTATACAGTTCCATCTCCGCACCCCCTATTTATTTCCTATAGGATAATACATTAATTCCTTTCCGCAGAACAGATAATATCTAGACCCTTTATCTCCATCTCGATTCTTATCCAAAATGACTTCAACTAATGTATAGCCTTTTTCTTTTTTATCTCTCATGCTTTCGATAAATTCTTCTAGTCTAGTGCCTTCATTAAAACCTGTTCTTTTCCATGCTTGTTCTAATTCCTTCTCTTCTGTAACTTCATGTATGTAAACCACTTGATTGCTATCTTGGTATATTGCCCTTGATTCTCTACAATAAGTTTCTCCATGCGGTCTATAATTTCCAGTACCTTTATCCGCTAACTGTGTTAGTTGTATTACTATCATGTTGAAATCTAATGTTATATTCTTTAATTCCCTCGACAATTCCGCTACCTGTCGTTCTCTAGAGACTTTTGTATCTGTTGGAGTTAATAGTTGTACATAATCTACTATCAGTACGTCTGGCTTATACATTCTTAGTGCCTTTTTAATTTGTGCTATCGTGCTTATACTATCGTCTATTCTCAACTTATCTGTATTCAAACTTTCCATAGTCTCTATTATTTTCTTGGTTTTGCCTGAGGATAACTCTCCACTACGATATTCTTGTCTTGTTATTCCCGCGTAACTTAGTAAAATTCTCTCTGCTACTTGCTCCTTGCTCATTTCTCTACTAACTATTAGGACTTTTTTGCCCTGTTTTAACATATTAATAGCCATTCTTAAGCTCATAGCGCTTTTACCAACTCCACTTTTAGCTCCTATAGTAAGTAATTCTTTTTTAGCTAGGCCACCTTCTGTTAACTTGTCCACTATTTTTATTCCAGTTAATACACGTTCTATTTTTTCACCTAGCTTGTCAAACATATTTGATATTATAGAACTTAATGCATTATCTTCATCTACTTCTTTATTTGCCTTTGTGCCAGTTTCAAAAGTGTTAATGCAAGCATTTATATTTCTCCCTGTTTGAATCCCTTCTATAAGGCTTTTAGCAAGTTCTATCGTGTCTCTTTTTTGTTTCATTTCTTTTATTTCACCAATATAAAACTCTATATTACTTGCTGCTGTAGCATATTGGTTTAAATTCGTTATATACATCATTTCAACTGTATTATCTATTTGTTCTATCTTATTTACTAAACTTATTAGATCAATCGGTGATTTTTCTTTATCCAGTAGCTTCATTGCTTTATAAATAACTCTGTTATATTCGAAATAAAAAGTTTCTTCTGATAAATCCTGTATTACTTCAAATAAGTTAGGTTCTAACAATACCCTCCCGAGAACTATTCTTTCATATTCTAAATTGTATAAATAATTGTTCATAAATCCTCCTATTCCCCAGGTCCATTTATCAAGTCTAGCAAGTCTAATGATGATTCGATTTTTGTAGTCGGTTGAACTGATTCACTTGGTTGGTAGTTTTCATCTAAATAATCTATATAAGCTCCATTAAAAAATGTGCTTCCATGTTTTTATATATTGCTTGTCTGTATTTTCTTTTTTCTTTAGCATAATCTTTTTACCGCTCTTTCTAATTCTTCTGCACTTATCTTTTCTTTTGTAAGTATTCTTTTAATGTACTTATATGCTTTAGCTTTATCTTTCTTATTAGGATATAATTTCCATATATTATCTATAACATCTAAAGAAATAACAGCATTATTATTTGTATTATTAATATATGTATTATTATCCTTAACCTTTTCTTCCATAGGGGTATGGAACTTTTCTTCCATAGGGTATGGAACTTTTGGTGAAGGGGTATGGAACTTTTCTTCCATAGGTTTACTTATATACAACCTTCTTTCTTCTATACTTTTGTTTCCTTCTTTATATATGATTTGTGATTTTATATATCCCTTTTGTATTAGCTGGTTTATCCATTTTGAAATAGATTTCTTAGATACCTTATATAACTCTGCAAAGTAATTATTACTAGCCCAGCAATAACCTTTTTCATTACATAAAGCAGTTATTTCCCCATATAGTAGCTTTGCATTAGGAGTTAAATCATTATCATATCTTACATTAGCTGGAATTATCGCATAATAAGATTTTTGTAATTCATTCATTATCTGCTCCCCCCTTTTATAAAATGTCAAATTTCGTATCTTTATAGTTATATTATACTATTTTTGTCTTACATTGTAAATACTTGTCTTGCAAAATAATATAATAATATTGCTTTATCTTACTTAAATATGTTAAAATGTAAATAAAAAATAAAGGTGGTGTGTTATGACAACTAAACAATTTACATTTAGAATGCCAAATGATTTAAGAGAAAAACTAGAGCAAATAGCAATTAAAGAAGATAGGACTTTATCAAATCTAATAATTAAAATTTTAAAAGATTATGTTAAAGTTAAGTCGGAGAAAGGAGAATAAACTCCTTTCTTTTTTTATTGCTCCCCAACCTAGCTACATATCCATTACTTGCTGTCCTTCTATTTGTCCGCTATCTTCTTCTATAGGTTCTTCTGTGTACTCTACATCTTGCACTGGCTCATAGTTTGTTAGTAGTTGTAATAGCTCGTCCACTTCTTCGAATTTTAAGTCTTTTAGGTCATATCCGTTACTGCTGCAGAAATATTCAAGCTTTGATGTATCTTTAGCATCTTCATGGCTATATAATCCTTTTACTTCCGCCATTGCTAATAACTTTCTCTTTTGTTCTGATGTTGCTTTGCCTATTACAACTTCTTTTTGTGGTAATTTATCTGGTACTTCTTTGATTTCGCAACTATCATATAAACCTTGTAAATCTTCTGGGAATGCTTCTCTTAAAGCAGTTACCATAGCACATTTTTTAATCATTACCATTGGCATTGTTTTCCAAGTCGATTGACTTTTAGAATATTCCTCCAAAGCTACAGATGACTTTATAGGGAACTTTCTATCGTTTCTATGAACTTCACACCATCCACCAATTAGAATATCTTTTTTAAGCTTTACAGAACCTTCTATCTCTACTAAATTTCCATCACGTTCTACTATGATTCCACTTCTCATACCTTCAAAGTGTTCATTTCTATTTGCTCTTTTTACAAATACATCTTTACCGACTACTATGTTAGCTGGGCTTGTCCCAAATTTAATTAAATAAGCTTCATTTAAAAATGGATTAAGATGTTGAGCTTTACACAATTCGATAAACATTAATGTTTCTTGATCTGTTATATTTCCATTACCTCTGACTAAGTAATTTTTAACTGTATTATTGTTTAATACTTGTCCGCCGTCTAATTTGTATTCTGCAAGTGCTAGTGCATTGTCATTTACTTGTACTGCTTTAGTCATGTTATTCAACCTCCTTATTTATCTCTAATTCTTCTATATTAAGTCGTAAAGCATATAATAAACTGCTTTCGTAACTATCATGTTTTCTATTTCCTATTTGTTTTAATGTGTCTTCATAGTGTTCTTTGAATATATCTAATGTCATAAATTTTCTATTTCTTAGAGCAAATTCAGCTCCTTCTATAAATCCTAGTCTGCCTTCTGGGTCGGTAGTATTTCTGTATAGTCTAACTAGGAATAATCTTTGTTCTAGTGTTTTTATATCTGAGTTTTTTACTCCCTCAGATTGTAATTTTAACTTCATATTATCCCCCTCTTATGGTATAATTTAAGTATCTTATATTACATATAGTGTTTGATTTATAGCTATCTAGATTTGGTACCTCTAGATAGCTTATTTTGTTATGCGATAAAATCTAGGTATGCATGATCTAAGATGTCGTATAATTTTTCTGATTGTCGTTTATAAGTTTTGTATGCTTGATTGATAATAGCTTCTTTTTCTTCTGTTGGTATGTCAGTTCTTCCTGAGTTGTCTAAGAATATTTTGTAGTATGCTAAGTAGTTTTTCTTGTCTTGAGCTTCAACAAGCTCTTTTACATCTTCATAGATTTGTTTTTTACTCTTCATTTGTTATTCCCCCCTTATCTCCAGTTGCATTTTGAGTTCATTAACTCTATAAGTTGCTTTACAGTCATGTTTGGATATTTACTTGCTAAGTAGTTTAGGACCTCTGGTGTACATTTCATCTAACCACCTCCTTTACACCTTCGATAACTGCATCTAATACTTGATGCATCTTTGAAATTGTGTATTCTGTGTCTCTACTTCCTGTTGATGTGTATAGAAATGTGTCTTTTGTTTTGTATTGCTCTATTCTAAGAGTTAGACTGTAAAATGGTTTGTCTATTCCTTTTAGGTGATGTAATCCTAGAAAAGCACTTATGAAACCACTATTTTCGTTGATGTATTCAACTTTGTCAAATAGCTTATTTGCTTCTTTTCTGAACTCTTGATTTGTCATTTGTTCCCCCTCCTTTATACGGCTTTCATATTTCTTCTTTTGCATTCCCCTAGTTGATAAAATATTTCTTCATCTTTAAATAACTTATTGCATATGTCGTAAACTCTTTCTAAGTTCTCTCTAGAAGGTGTTAATGGACTTTTTACAGTTATCTTAACCCCTCCATTTTGATATATTTTTTCTTTCATATTGCACCCCCTAATAAAATATGTTGCCTAAAATTTGTCCTATTCGTGGATGCTTCTCCACCAAGCTCCAAATACGAAGCCTAAGCTAAATATGATACTTACTGCTATGTATTTTGCTATCATGATGCCTCCTATCTGCTATAATCAACTACTGTGTTATTGCCTTGTTTTCTAAGTAGTGCAAACTTGTTTTGTAACACGTGAAACATTTTTATTTCTGCTTGGTATGGAGTTATGATGCTCCATTCTTCTCTAAAACCTCTAGCTCTTAATATGTCTGATACTGCTTCTACTTCTCTTTTGAAGAAATGTTCTGTTCCTGTGTATATCGCCATATTTAGTTACCCCCTAAATTAATACTTCTTATTTACTTTTTTCGTTTTCTTCTAGTAATTTTTCAAGATCTTTTTCTTTCAGAAGTTTTTCAATGATTTTTATTTCACCTTTACCAGTTACTCTTGTTGTTCTAAATGTGAATGTTCCTCTTGCTGTTTTCTTAGTACCTTCTGATACTTCTAAATAACCTCTTTCAACTGCATATTGAGTAGCTTCTGTTGAGTTTTTACATACCCAGCCCCAACTTCTCAGTCTTTCATATAATCTTCTTTCTCCTATAAGTATCTTGCTATTTGATTTTGAGATTGCTTTAGCAGTTTCTCTAACTAATTTTGTGTTTTGTGATATAGATATTTGAGTTATCACTCTGTCTTTTTCTGCAATTTCTTTTTTAGCATCTTCCAGTAATTTGTTTTTATTGTCTATTGTCTTTTGCGCTACTATTAAAGCTTTAGCCATTATTGTTTCATCATCTTCGTCTTCATCGTGTGGTATGTAGCCACCAGTTTTTCTAATTTGTTTTAATATTTCTTTTACTTTCTTTTTGAATTGTTTTGCTATTGGTTTTCTACTTTGCATTAATACCTCGTAAAGTCCATCTTCTGTTAAAAATAAGGCAGTATAACTATTAGTTAGAGTGCTTAATTGATGTCTTGCGACTTCTGCATCGTCTAAATCAGCATCTTTAACCATTTTGCTAGGATTGCTATGTTCTATCCAATTCGCTACATCTTTAGCTAAAAACAATGGATTTTCTTCTGTTCCATAAATTTTAAAATCTTGTCCCAAAACTTCTTGATTATAAATTACTTGTAATTCTTTCATATTAAATTACCTCCTTTTATTGTTTTCTTATTGTTTTAGCTTTTTCTGTATTCATAAAACCGACTAATAACATATATCCTTGTTCGGATAATAAATAAATATTCTTAGCTCTGTTTAAAGCATTTTGAGTATATAATCCGTTATGGAGAATCTCCATCTCGAAATCTGAATTCCCTTTTAAGTCTAATAAATCAACACCTGTTTCAAACTCGTCTATATGTTCATTTATTTTTCTGTTAATTTCTGATAATTCGGTTTCATGTATTTCAGCTATTGTTTTAGCTAATACAACCTTTTGACCTTCACCAAAGCCACCTTCAACTACTGGTATTTCTTTTCCCATAAATTCTTGTGTACCTTTTATATCTATTGAGTGTATTTTGAATTCTTCTGTTTCTTGTTCTACTTTTACTTTTGCCTTTTGTTGGTATTTTTCAACGTGGTAGCTATTTCTACAAGCTGCACTACAATATTTTTTATTTTCTCTGTTTGTTTCAAACTCTTTTCCACAGTATTCACATACTTTTTTGTATTTCTTTGTTGGTTTTACTGTTTTATTTACAAAATTTATTCCTTCCACTATTTTGTTTATTTCTTTTGTGTATTCCATATTTAATCCTCCTAATTATAAAAATCTGATTTTGTAACTTCGTTAACTGGTAATCCTAACTCTAATTGCTTGTTATGATCTTTTATTAATCCATCTTTTATAAGAAGTAATCTAAAGGTTTCTTTACCTCTAGGAGTTATAAGTGTTTGTGTGTCGCTATGTCCCCAAGCAGTTGTAAATTCTTTTAATTCAAAGTACTTCATCTTATTTGCATAAGGTTTAATTTTTCTTTTTTTATCTCTGTAGCATAAATTCTTTTGAATTAACCACTCTGTAAAAGTTCTTTCTTTTATTCCTAATTCTTTAGCAGTATCTCTTATATTTGTAAGTAAGTTGTTATCTACTAAAGCATCAAAATACTCTGCCTTTGGAGCCATTTCTCCTATAACTTCGGACTGTTTTTCTATGACTTTTGTTTGTTGTTGATTTTCTAATTGCAGTCTTTCATTTTCTTCGACTTGTACTAGTAAATGTTGCAATGCTTCTTTATATGTAGTTGGAACTTTTGGTTGTTGTTCTTTTATGTACTGTTCCATTTTATTGAACTTATTAACATATCTTGCTGTAAATAATATTCCTTTTTCACCAGTAAGTTTATTAGCTAACATTTCGCAACCCATTTTTGTACATTCATAACACTTATTAGATTTACCGTTACTTGCTTTATATTCACTTTCTATAAAATATTCATTCACCACAAAACTGTGGTCTATTAAAACTGGGATTATACCTACAACATCTTTGTTACCTTCAATCATTCTAAGTACTTCCCAATGTTCTTTTTCCATCATCTTAGCTACTTCTCTTGATGATATAGTTTGTACTAAGTTATTCATTTCGTTTATGTAATCCATGTTATTTAATCCCCCTTAATTACAAATTACTGCATACTTTTCTTGATTGAGTATCCTTTATGTGGACTTCATGACTAAAAAAAAGTTCTTCTATGCTGACGTCAAATAAATCAGCCATCGTCTTAGCTTCGGTTAATGTTATTTTTCTTCTTCCTGTTTCTTTATTTGCATAACTTGTTTTAGTTACTCCTAATACTTTTGCTAAATCTTCTTGAGTGTAACCATATACATTTCTGTATATTTTTAAATTCATCAAGTTCATTCTTGCACCTCCTTGATTTAATTTATACTTTTATTATATATACGTTTCGTGTACTTGTCAATAGTTTTTCCGAAAAAGTTTTCTGTTTGTTATACTTTCTTGAAATAACAATTATTTGTTCGATTAAATATGTTATAATCACTTTATAATTTAGAGGGAATAGTATTCAGAAAGTAGAATATTATATATAGAGGGAAATGAGTGAGAAAGAAGGAAAAACATGATGAAAACACAAGGAAATATACTAAGAGAATTGCGACTGGAAAAAGATATTACGCAGGAAGATTTGGGAAAAGTTTTGAACGTAAGTAAACAAACTGTAAACAATTGGGAGAATAATAGAAGAAAATGTGATTCAGATACTTTGTTTAAGTTAGCAAAATTTTTCGGTGTTACAGTTGATTATTTGTTAGGGATTAATGAAAATAAAAAACCTATCGAAGATCTAACAGAAAAGCAAAAGCAAGCACTTCAGCTGGCAGACCAATTATCTGATGAAGAATTCAACAATATAATAAAGCTTGTAATAAGCATGAAAAGAGGGACTTAATTTTAAGCCCCTCTTTTTTACACAGATTTATTTTTTTCTACTTGTTTTTGCATTTTTTTTATTATATCTTCTAATATTTCATCGTCTACTAATAATATTTCTTCTTTTCTTTCTAATAATACACTCTTTTCTTCCAAATAGATTCCCCCTTAACTCGTTTTTCATAGAACAAATGTTCTATTTTATTCTTTATATATATTATACACCAAGTTATAAGTTATATATATTATTTTTTCGAAATATTTATAACATTATTATACTACTAAACATTAAGTCAAAAGAGGTATTTCGAAATATTTTATATGTATATAGGGGAAAAATTAATTTTTTATCAAATTATGTTGGAAAGTAATGCTATATTGATAGCTTTCTGCTACAATTTAAGAAAAATAAAAAAGAGGGAGTATGGTGAGTTATGAAGAAAATATTAAGTATTATTTTATGTTTTGTGCTATGCGTTAGCATTGTTGGATGTAGTTCGAATTCAAGTAGCAATTCTGTTCAATCAAATTCAGAAAATGTTAAAGAGAATAAAAATTATTCATTAGAATTAACAAACGGTACATTTAAAGTAGGTGAAGATTTAGATCCTGGAGAATATATTCTTGTAAAAAATGAAGGTGAATTTATGGGGAATTATGATATTACAACAGATACTACAGGAGATATGGAATCTTCTATTGATTCTAATGCCTTTGAAAACTTTAGTTATATAGAAGTTAAAAAAGGTCAATACTTACAATTAGATAAATGTACTTTATATATTCCAAGTGAATTAGGAGATAAATTTGATTTTTCTAATGAAAAAGAACTTACAAACGGAATGTTTAGAGTTGGAAAAGATGTAGAACCAGGAGAATATAAGCTAGAAATAGTAAACGATGACGATAACGCTCAAGGCTGGTATTCTTTATATAATAATTTAGGTGGAGGTTATAAAGGTGGTCCAGACTTACAGGATTCAGATTATTTTTCAGGAAGTAAATTAATAACATTAAAAGAAGGGCAATATTTGAAATTAGATAGTAATACAAAAGTTATAAAATAGAAATAATATAGATAAACATCAGGGCAGTTTTACCAGCTGCTCTTTTTAATTAGGAGGATAAAAAATGTATGCAATGTATTTAAGAAAATCAAGGGCTGATGACAAGGATATTCCACTAGAAAAAGTCCTAAAAAACCATTACAATATGCTGACGGAATTAGCTGACAAGTTAAAAATACAGATAGAAGAAGAAAATGTATTTCGAGAAATAGAGACTGGAGATAGTATTTCTATCCGTCCAAAGATGCAAGACCTACTAGAAAAAGTGTCCGAGGGATTATATGAAGGTGTTTTTTGCACAGAATTATCAAGATTATGTAGAGGTAGCAAGATAGACCAAGAAATTGTATCTAGTACCTTTACTGCTGCAGAATGTAAAATAATTACACCAAGTAAGACTTATGACCTTGCAAATAATGAGTTCGATGAAGAAATGGTCGACTTCGGACTGTTCATGTCTAGAAGGGAATATAAAACTATTACTAAACGTATGCAACGAGGTAGAGAACAATCTGTAAAACAAGGTAAATACATAGGTTCTATTCTTCCTTATGGCTATAATAAAGAGAAATTAGAAGGAGAAAATGGCTTTAGGTTAGTTATAAACGAAGAAGAAGCACATATAGTCAGATTAATATTTAAGTGGTTTTTAGAAGATAATGCTGGAGCTAGCATAATAGCGAAAAGGCTTAATCAAGGCGGTTATCCTTCCAGAAGTGGCCGTGTATGGAGTTATAGCTCAGTAAAAAATATATTAACAAGCAATGTAGTAGCTGGATATCTTAAACATGGAGAAAGAAAATATAAGAAATATATAGATACAAAAGGTAATGTAAAAAAATCTAGACCAGTAAATGCTGCTGTTGAATATTATAAAGGATTGCATGAGGCTATTATACCTTTGCACGAATTTGAAAAGGTGCAAGATATATTAAACTCTAGAAAGCAGCATAAATCTAACTTTGATTTGCCACTTAGCAATCCACTTGCTGGACTAATAAAATGTAGTGAATGTAATAGAATTATGGTAAAAAGGCCATGCCCACAGGGTAACTTTTTATATTGTCCTACTACTGGATGTAAAAACATGGGTTCTTATCTAGATAGAGTTGAAGAACATATTTTACAGGCATTATCAAATACATTATCTGATTATGAATATTATGTAGATAATTATGAGCAAGAAACGATAAAAGAAAAAAGAAATGTAGACAATGATCTAAAAAGAATTGAAAAAGAAATTGAGAAACTAAATAAGCAATTTGAAAAATGCTGTACATTCTTAGAACAAGATGTATATACTATAGAAGTTTTTAAAGATAGGACCAGCAAAATAAAAGATAAGATTAGAATACTAGAAGAAAATAAAAAAGTATTAGAAAAAGAATTTGGCGACGATAAAGTTATAAAAATAAAAAAACTAATACCTGAGCTAGAAAATGTATTAAAAAATTATAATACCCTTAGTATAGAAGGAAAAAACGAATTGCTAAAAAGCATTATAAAAGAGGCTATATATTCTAAAAAGAAAAAGTGTAAAAAAGGTAGTGGTGAGGATTATTTTGAATTAGAAATTACACTAAATATATAATTATTATGTATAGCATTGATGTGCATATGAATTAGCTCGTTAATGCTATACATAAAATAAGCTAGAGAATATAATTTCCCTAGCCTTTTTTACGTGTTATTTCCTTACATCATTATTAATATAGCACTTGCTACTCCAATTCCTAAGTATGCAATACGCCCTGTAACTTCCAGCATTAATTTTTTCATAGTCATTACCTCCTTTGTTAGAGTATCGACTACATCTGGAATATTTATACATATTATCTAAATGTTATCGGTCGCTATCGGTCGCTATCGGTCGCGTCCGATAATTATTTTTCAAATACTTCTACATATTTTGGTGATGCTGTTATATAAACTCCTGATTTTAATTTATACATATCTGTTCCAGTTCTTTTTATAGTTTCTACTACAGTATAAGCTCCACCAGCAGTAACTTTACCTATTACATTAGCAGCATCAAAATCTGGTTTGCTATGTATGTTTATATCTTTTAATATTCTAACATACTTAGTTTTATTAGCTTCTTGCTTTTCTGCTATATAAGTTACTCCGAAATATTCACATACTGCCTTACAAACTGCTTCAGCACATTTTTCTTGATGTTTTTTATCAAGCATAAGTTTTGCTTCATTCCAATAATCCATAAAACCATACTCAATTAATATTGCTGGCATTGTTGTTTGTCTAAGTATAGCTAATGTAAATCCACTCATATCTACATCGCGCATTAAACCATAACTATATTCATAGTCTATGTCTTTTTTAAGATGCTTAACTGCTAATTTTCCTAATTTTATAGATTTTTCAGAACAATTTTTAGTTCTTAATACTAATAACCCTTTAACTCGAGTTTGCCATTTAGCACAGCTTCCTATTGCATTATAGTGATTTGAAATTAATATATCTGCACCTTTTTTATTTGCAGTATTTGCTCTAGAATTAAGTGGTATATCAGTTTTTCCAGTCATATCTGCTGTAAACATTGTATCTATACCACATCTTTTTAGTGCAGCTGATAAGTATTCACTCACACCTCTATTCCATTCATTTTCTTTTATGATCTTTCCTTTTTTTCTGACTAATTCACCATCTATGTATAAATTTTTTGACATTGGAACTGATTGTTTACCTTCTGTATGCATACCATGTCCTGCATCTATAGCTACTAAATATTTTTTACTCATATTAACACTTCCTTTTCTAAAAATAAAAGATGCTTAAAAAATCGACCTTCTTATCGACCTCCTAAGCACCTCACAGTTATCTTATAAAGTATTTATATCTATTCTTATTCTCCAAATCCGTCTGTTTTAAAATCTGTAATTATACCCATACCTACTAGTATAGTTAAAACTGAATTAACAAAATCTTGGAAGTTATTAGGTAAAAAATCTAATCCAAATTGTTGAGCTGTTAACACTAATAATGCTGTTATAGATAACCAAAAACTTTTGTTTTTTATTTGTTCTTTGATATTAAATTTCATCTTACTACCTCCTATTAATTAAATAAATTATTTTGTATTGCATAAAAGAAAAAACTAACCAATGCTGTTATAATTGCACAAGTTAGTTTATTTAAGTTGCTTGCTAGTTTGTCTATGGTATTGCATAGATTTTCTATTTTTACTGCCATTTCAGACTGTGTATTTTCTAGTTTGTCTATTCTTTCAGAATGTCTTTGAAGCCTTTCATCGTGTCTCTTTAGTGTGTCTTTTAACCATTCATCATTCATGCAAAATTCCTTTCTGTAAATAAAAAAGGACTGTACCGCTACAGTCCTTTTTAAAATAGATTTAGTTTTTTTAATTATATAGTTGTTTTTATTTTTTGTATTCTCACATTTTACATCTTTTTCACCCCCTTACAGTTATTATACTATAAGTTGGTTTAAATACCATTTTTTAACTGCTCTATGATCTTACTTACTTGGTAAATTAGTTCATAATATTTTTAAATTGCGTAATACTTAATTAGCTAAAAATGTTTTTATTGCTGACATAGCAGTTTGTACTTCTTCATTTGTTAGTACTCTATTATAAACTAATACTAATTTAAAGTAAGCCTTAGATGTACTAACGTTACCTAGTAACGCAGGATAAGTTCCTTGAGTAAATGCTGATGATAATGTCGTATTTTTATTATTTACAGTATTACCTGTAAACTCCATAGTATCTGTATCTACTCTTAAAGATGCCTTATTGTAACGTAATGCTATACAACCATTTATATTATAATTTTGTTCTGATGTATTTAAATTTATTGCACCTAGTCTATTTCCACTTGCATCAGAATATGTTATTCCGTTGTTGTTCATACAAGCTAGATTAGCATTTTGAGATAATTTTTGTTTATTAGATAATATAGGGTTTTGAACATTAGTGAAGTCACCTGCAAGTATTACAGTTTGAGATTCTCCAAAATCATAATAGTTACTAAATCCAGATAATGTTAAATGGTCTTTATAATTTGCCCCTGCCCAATAAAAACTATTTCCGTCAAATACCATATATGATGCTATATCTGATGAATTATTATTAGCAACTTTCCATTGTAGCGATACATTATCTATTGCATTTCTCCATGCCGTACTAGACATACCATTTCTATCTAATTGAAGTGTTAAGCCTGATGTTGGATGTCCTGTTAATTGTACGGCTTCTTTAACTGTTACAGAACACTCAGCTTTTACACTTGCATCTGCACTTGAATATGCAGTTATAGTACAAATACCTTTTGCTTTACCTGTAACAACACCATTACTTACAGTAGCTACATTAGTATTACTTGATTTCCAAAGAATCGAATCAGTATGGTTAGCAGGTGTAGCATTTGCAATAAGTGTACTGCTAGTTCCACTATAAATGCTTAATGTATCTTTATTTAATGCAATACTTGAAGAATTTATATTTGTATTTTCTGCCACAGTTACATTAATAGTCGCTGTAACTCCATTAGTTGCTCTAGCTGTTATTTTACAATTACCTGTACCTACAGGAGTTATTCTTGAACCATAAGCAGTCGCTACATTAGGATTGTCAGATTCATAGTTGACATTGTTATCCCAAGCTGTAGAAGGATTTACTGTGTAATATACATCTATTGGGTCATCACCCATATTAAATGATAAATTATTTTGACTTAATGTAATAGATTGAACTTCTGTTTTTGCTGTAATTCCGACTGGTGCATAAACTCTAACCCAATCAACTTCCATTTTCATAGAAGTACAGTCATCAGCAGGATAGCCACCTGTAGAACCTACTGCCATATTTAGGATTATGTATTGAGGTCTTTGCCATGATGCTATATCGGATATATTTTTTCTTCCAGTTTCAACACCATCTATATATGCAATCATTGTTGTTTCTGTCCACTCTACAGCATATACATGATATTGAGAAGCATCTATATTTTTTCTACCAAACATCATTTGTAGATTGCCTTTTCCATCATCTTGATTATACCAACCACCTTGAGCAATTTCACTATTGGTTCCTCTACCTTCAAACATATCTATTTCACCATTTTGTGCCCATTGAGTTCCTAGACTCTTTTTGACACCGTGAACATTTTCTCCTGTTGGATAATATGCACAAGTACCAATTGTCCAGAAAGCAGGAAATGCACCAGATACTACATTGCTTGTTAATATATTTTTTTACTGAGCTGTAACTCCATACACGACCACTTCTAGTAGGAT